TTTAAATACGCCATCTGATCCATAGGAGTAGACTGTTGTAGGAAACCTTGCCAGATTGATGAATACTGAGAAGAGTCTAGGTTGACATCGTCTAAATCTTCGTGAGCATCTTTCATTGACTTAACAGTTTGCATAGCACTAGCTACGCCCATGCTTGTGTACTTATTAGCAAGCTCAAGTAGATCACCTTCACCACTCATTAATATAGCAGCTACTTCTTGACCTAGGAGAACCTTATTTTGTTTAAGGTCTCTTTCCTTGGTCAAACGTGCCTCATTATCTTGTGACAAGTGTAGCTTTCTAATAGACTCTCTTTTAGTTGCTAAGGAGTTTTGGAAGTCTGTGCCACCTATTGCATTACGCCCTTTTACATTTCCCTGTAGGTAATCAAAAAGTCGTACATCCTGCGTTTCTCTGTACTGTTGCTCTGCTACAGCAGCCAGCAATTCATATTGAGACTGTGGTGTTTCATAGCCCAATTCAGAAGCTTGACTTTCTAGCGACTGAACCAACAATGTAAAGCGTGGGTCATCAACAGCCATAACCTGATCCGTTTGTCCGTCTTTGTTTAGTTCGTTCATAGCGAAGACGTTAAGGGTCGAAGCCGTTTTAAAATCTTTTAGTTCTTTATGCTTTTCATAGAAGCCTTGGTTAAAAACATCACCGAACTCTGTTCCAAAGGTTATTCTACCAACATCCGTAGTAAGACTTGTTATAGCTTCACCGTATGATGGGTTATCCTGAGCATACTGCTCTAAAGCTTGGTCTGGGGTGGTAAAGGACGATATATCCGTATCAGCCAGCCACTGTTTTGCCAGTTCTCTTTGTGAAGCAGATTCATTGTTAGCTTGTAGTTTATCCAAGGCTTCTGCTTGTTTCTCTGCCTTAGTTTGTTCTCGCTGTTGTTTTACAGCCTGTTCTTTAGCCACGTTACTTAAAGTACCAGCAGCAGAGTCAAGAGCCGCAGCTACTTGTTCCCCTCTAGTATTTCTTTCACCTTGGACGAATGTATCCACTCGTTGAGCAGTAACCTGATAATCAGGCGCAGCCGCAGCATTACGCCAATTCACTGATTTATCTATTGAGGTTGCCATTTAGTTTTTCCTAATTTGTTTAAGTTTCTAAGGTACAGGTGTAGTAGTAGTAGTAGGCGCATCAAATGCTCCAGAGTCGCTCATACCACCTACAACAGCAGAGCCTATCTGAAGGTTTCTAGCTCTTGCGCTTGGTTTGGACACTGAGTTAATTCTTGATTGTGCTCTTGATCTAGCACCTAGTCGCTGTTCTTGTAGACCTAGCATGGTGTTGTCTAAGTTTCTATCAACAGCAGTATTAGCCATTAGACCCTGACGTTCTATATCTTGCAGCACAGCGTTGTTATTCAAGACTGCACCGCTTTCACCACCAGCTACAGTTGCTCGTGATGCCATCACTCTTGTATCTAAATCTGTTTGTAGTTTCTGTTCAGCAGCTTTTGTATCTTCTTGGGCTGCCTCTAGGTTAATTTGTCGTTGCTCGTCTTTTTGAGCCTGTAGTGCATTACGTCTGTTAACTTGCTCTTTTACTTTTTGGGCTTGATATTGCTCGTTAGACCCTAAAACTTTCAGAGTAGCAGCGGTTGCCGCTAAAAGTGGTGGATTACACATTTTCTTTTATCCTCACAAATTGGTAGAAAGGTTGCTTACCTTCCCCATATTCCTTAATTAGTTTGATGAACTTAAAGCCTAGAGCTTTTAACCATCTCATCGAAACTGTATTTTCTGCGTGTACGTAGTTAAGCAAGAGTGGGTATTGGTCATTCTTTTCCTCCACCCACTTTGCTGAAACTGGTAACATCACCTTTTTGGTCTCAGGTAGTTTATGAGAACCTAACAACCAAGGACTTGCAAAGTGACCACAATCAGACAACCCAAACATCCCCACTACATCACCATCCTCATGGATGATACTAAAGCATTCAGGAGCAGAGCTATTGTAACTGTGTTGTAACGCCCGTAAGGGTGTAAGCCCGTCACTAGCCATTACTTCCTTAGCGTCTTGTTCACGTAAGGCTGGGGCTAGTTCTCGGCAATCCTGAAATGTTGCTTTTCTATAGTAGTGTGTCATATTTAAAGTCTCTGGTTTCGTAGTACGATGTACCCCTCCCACTCTGCACTTTGGAACGTGCTGGGAAGGTGTGAATCGTTGGTTATTGTTATGTCTGTTTGTGATGCTTGTGCTTGTACACCTACCTCAAAAGCTCCATCATCTATAATGGCAGCTTGATCTAAGAGGTTATGCTGGTTATCTAACACACGCCCTGTAAAGTGTGAGGTAATTGGAGACTTACCTACGGAACTTACTTGCACATCAAAGTGTCCTGATTTACTAAAATTAAAACTCATCTTTCTTAACTGAAATCTAGAAAGCCTTGTTGAGTCACCCTGTGTTGGTTTAAATAATTGCTCCGACATTTGTGCTTTAAAGGTGTACGGAGTACCTACATACAAAGCATTATCGTCTAGAGCTGCTCTTTGAACTGAACTGTACGAAGCATAGTGAGTACCCCACTCGAAGGGTATCAACTCACCCGTGCCGTTTACAGCTTGATAACCATCTAGATCATAACCAACCAGTTCAGTAGTCCTTGGCACATAAACGTAATAAGGAAAAGCCCCTCCTTGGTTAGCCTTTACAACTTGAGCGTCTGTTAGCGGGTTGTAAGCACCAATGTTGTACTGATTATCTAATAACACTTCGGTTTCATCGTATTGCATATCCATTGTTACACAATCCCCGTCCGTGTGGGTCATGTACAATATATTGTTACTAAAGAATATGTGAGCTATCGGCTTGCTGAATGTCCACTTAGACCAAGAACTTTGTAAGCGTTCAGTGGCTGAGTTGTACCATTTATAAACATATAAAGTCTTTTGTGCTTCGGTGTCTCCTGTAACACGGGCAACAAGCATATCTTCGTTAGCCGATGCCGTAAACTGTGTAATCTTTCCTGCAATGTATGTAGGAACGTGTGACGTAATGGAGGAAGCATCCTTGACCTCTGTTGTTTCTCTTGTGAAGAACTCACGTACTCCTGCATAACCACCCGAAGTTGTAGCAAAGAACACACTGTTCCCCGCTGCTATAGGCGATGGGTTGAGGTCACATTCATATTTGGTTGACTGCTCAACTGTTACCTCAGCAGGGGTTAATAATTGTGAAGCTGATAACGTAAACTGGTTAAGGCTGGAGAATAAAAGTAAGTTGTCCTGTATAGGCACAGCCGCCCGTAACTCTGACACTTCGTTCTGACTAACCGCTACATCAATAGGGTCAGAGTCTAAAAGTGATCGCACAGTGGTACGGAAGAAGTTATAGTAATCTCCTGCCCCGCTGAATATAACATTCTCTCCTGATAGAAATCCTAATCTGTTTCTATGAAAGAATACATCACTTATATTACTGCCGACAAAACTAGGGAAAGGATTTGTGTTCTCATCTCCACATTTACGGGTTGCCCAATCAGCGTGACCAAAAGTAAAACTTAAGTCAGCGTTCTGTTTTAGTTGATGAGGCATGGTATCTCTCTCGATACCGTTCTCTGTGTTTGGTACTGCACACTCTCTCCAAAAACCTGAACCTCCTGCTCCCTCAAACTTAACATAAAAATCATCTTCTTTCTTTTGATTATCCCCAACAACACCTAAGACGAAGCCGTCCTCGCATTGGTTGGGCAAGTCTGTGAAAGATTTAGCGTTGTCTTTAAATCCTTTTAGATTAACACCCCCGTCATCATCGGTTACTTTGAGCTTAAAATCACCAAAACCACTACTAGCTTCTACTATAAAGTAAGGCTCTTCATTATGCCCGCTTGGGCGTAGAGCCATAGAGCCTCCGCCTGATGTAGAAAGGCTTCTTAAACTATTCACAACGGTAGATGTTTTAAGACCATCATTATTAATCGTTTGTGAGTTAGTAGTAGTTGCTGTTATTTGTTTTGGCGTAGTAGCTGAAGATTGAGAAAGTCTAAGGGCGTTTGGATTATCGTCACCTATACACTGTACTGTATATTCACGCCCGTAGTTAACACTCTTTAAATATATTAGAGCCGTTCTAGGGTGTGAGTAAATAACATTTGAAGGAGACGAACTAGAACTACTAGAGGCATCTGTAATAGTTTTTTTCTTATTAACAATGAAGGTGGCATCGGCAACTGTCGTTGCAGTAAGATCATTATTAAAGTTAATGTTCTGTAGCGTGGCTACACCTGAAACTGAATAATCGGGGAGATAGCCTGTTGAGCTGGCATCCCAAGCAATCCAATCTCCATTTGCATCCCAACTTGCCACTTGAGATTCAAAACGTAAATTACAGTTTTGATCATAAACAAGAACCTTTCTTGTATGAAAGTTGACGTTGTTAGGAGCATTCTCTACGTGACTGCCATCCGTTTGTGTAATTACGACTAGGTATATCTCATCATCACTGCGTTTGTAGGTGTGAAAAAAAGCCTTGTCTAGGTTGGGAACATCTTCAGTAGCCCATGCGTATGCTTTAGTGTTTTGATTAGATGAGAGGGCGCTGCCAGACATTACAGAGGCAGGGTCAACACATTTTAATTTTTGTATAATCTTTGTAGGTGGGCGTTTCTTAAGCCCGTCAACCACATCAGAGAAAGCATTTTCCTGTAATTCAAGCTGACTATCTAGTCGTAGTGCTGCGGGTTGTTGAGACACCCCGTTAATGAGGTTGGGGATGCTTTTAGAAACTAAAGCCATTTAGATCACCTTGTGTCCGATTGAACGATCAAGAACACTATACGTGCCTCCATCGTCAAATATGTTATAGTCCCCGTTCTCGCTTTCCATTTCTTTCAAAGCGAATAGGGCTTGTTGCTCATCAGCTCTGTTCATGGCTGAGAGGTTATCACTACCGACTACTCTTTCTTGAAATAATCGTGCAGCTTTAATTGTGATGTATCGTCTTGCTACTTCTGGTATTTCTGTGAAGTCTAACATATAGACAATATCTAGTTTTAAATCTTTGTTGATATGGTATGTGTGTTGTACTTTGTCGTACATAAACAGACCACGTTGTACATATTCATTCTTGTTACTTCTGTACTTAGTTACTGAACTAGCTAGGTCAGCTCGCAAGGTGTTGTCGGTTAGCAGTACTTTGCCATACGCATCTTTACCTCTTAGTACATCTAGCTCAGTGTTGAAGTTCCAGCCAAATGACTGAACATCTCTTGAAACTTCATTGAGTACAGTCTCAGCCGTTTCGGCATCAACTAAACCAGAACTTAAGCTGTTGACTGGTGCTTCGCCAATGGTCGAGAGCATAGAGTTTACAGCCTGAAGCTGTGTTGTTGGAGTTGTCATGTTTACCTCAATGAAAAAATAAAGAAAAAACACCCCCCGAAGGAGGTGTTCTTAAAGTTTACTAAACTAATCTTACGAAGCGTTAGTCAGTTTAACAGCACACTCAGGACGTAATGAGCTGTGACCCATTGCGTAGCGAGCTACCATTAGTGTACCTTGTTTTGCAACTTGATACTCTGATTCAACGCCTAAGTCTAATAGCTTAACTGTTGCCGCAGCATCTTTAGTGAATACTAAGCCTTTAGAACCTGAAGGCAGGTTGTTAGACATATACACTTTAGCTCCACCAATTTGTGGAACAGTACCAGTGTTCAAGTTACCACCTGTACCGAAGTCTGAACTCATCACACCAGCTAGGTTAGAAGCAGATCCAGCGAACATTTTGTAGTAAGTAGCTGCGTCTAGGACAACAGACTTCTCGCCAGTTACGTTCTTAGTATCTAGAGCTTCTAGAGCTTGGAAGATGGCTTCAGCTACGTCAGTACCGCTAGAAGCAGAAGGAGTGCCAGCAATTTCAATGTCAGCATTGTTCTGGTTAGCACCTTGAGCATACTCAGCAGTATCGTCAGTTGCAGCAGCGATAGCAGTAAATACAGCTTGATCCGCAGCGTTAGCTAGAGCAGTACCGATCTCAGATGAGTAGATAGAGCGAACATCATAGTGGTTCATCGCTTCATCAATTTTCGCAATGAAAACTGAAGAGGTTAGAAGATCATTGATGTTAACTACTTTCTCACTGTGAGCGATAGCACTAGGTGATACTTCGTTACCAGCTGCAAGAGTTGCAGTAGTAGCGATACCTGTTAGTGGGAACTGTGCGCTAGAACCTGAAGAGATTGTGCGTACACGGTGTAGTGGCATTGCGATGTTGTTGGCGTTAAACGCTGTAAGCACTTCACCAGTGAACGTCTTTAGAAAGAGTTCCTTGGCATTAGTACCAGTAGCAGCATTTTCACCCAATCGGGATGCAGTATAAGACATAATATTTTACCTTTTGTTAAATGTTTAAATGAATGTTTAATGTTTAGTCACTTAACACTTAATCTTTCCGCTTAGATTGTCCCCGCAGGGGTCAAAGGTAATTAATTGTTGTGTTTCGTTCCTGTTAAAAAAGCCCCCCGAAGAGGGCATAAAGAGACTATTGTATGTTGCTTCGAGCTATCTTAGTCGAAACAGACTGACGGTATGCTGGATCACTGTTGTATCGTGGGTCGCTCATAGCTTGGGTTACTTCTGCCCAAGAACTATAATTACCGCCTGTTGAGTTACTGGATTGTCCACCTATTAAAGATGGGTCTGTACCCTCCGCAGCTTGATACTGAGTTTGTAATCCTGACACAGCCAACTTGACCATATCAACGTCTCCTGAACCTACAGCTCGATCAAAGGCAGCGATTTCGTTATCCGATAAGTTATCGCCCGCCCAGTTAATCATGTCACCGTAAGCTTGTTCACCGCCTACACTTTCATAGACAGCTTTTTGATAGTTGTTTGCTAGGGCTTCTTGTCCCTGTATCCAACTGTTTACCAAATCTTGTGGGAAGCCAGCTTCACTAAGCTTGTTATAAGCATCTTCCGATAGCCCTCCCTGTTCGTTATACTCCGACTGTAAAGAATCAAAATCAACGCCAGCGTTTTCTACTGCTTCTCTAACGTCACTTGCTTCTTCTTGTGGAGTTGGTTCGGGTGCAGCTTCAGGCTCAACACCTTCCTCTACACTTTCCCCACCTAACTTTTTCTCTAGATGACCATAAGCTTCAGCCATCTGTTCTGCATTTTTAAACTTCTCAGGCAACCAATCTGGTCGATCACCTTGGGACGGGTCGTTTAACCTATCCAGTTCGTCACTCTTAGCAACCATCTCATCGATGTGTTCTTGTGACTCTGTTTGTTCTTCGTGTGTACTAATACTTTCTTGATTCATAATAGTCTCTTTTAGTTTTATTCTTCAGCTTGCGGTTGTTGTGCAGCTTCAGTCATGCCTTTAATAGCAGGGGCTACGCCCTTCTCTGCCATTGCCATCATTTGCTGTTGTTGCATCTGTTCTTGCATAGCTTGTTGTTCTTGCATCTTCTGCTCATCAGATTTAACAAGACCCTGTGTATCAATACCTAGCGATGCGCCAAGACGATCTAAGTAGTCTCCAATGTTTAACTCACTAGCAATAACTTGCTGTCCCAGTGGTTGTAGCATTTGTAAGAACTGGCTTAGTTTGTTTAAGTCCTGTCCACGACCAAGAGCTTCTAGACCAGTAACGATCTGTGGCTTTAAGGTGTCTTTAGGGAACTTAGGCATCTTACCTTCTTTCTGCATCTTCGCTAGAAGGAGGTTGACTAGGGGAACTTGGAACTCTTGTGATAGTACAGAGTAGATGCCACCTAGAGCTGTCTCTAGCTCCTGTGCCATGTACCGCACTTCTTCTGCTGTTACTCTCTCAGCTTGTCGTTGAACAGAGCTGTTAAGTAAGAAAGCAAAGGATAAGCGTTCTGTAATCTTCTGCATTGTTTCTTGTGCTACTCTAAAGTCATTAAACTTATTGGCTTGTAAAGTAGTTACATCATTAGCATCACCAGAGACAATACCACCGTTAGGGGCATCTGCAATACTTCTCATCTTAGTCGTACCGTTTGGTCTTACTAAGAATAAGAGTTTAGCACTGGCAGCACTACCTTCGACAATAGCTTTGGTTAATGCTTCTAGTGATTTTAAATCACCTACGATTTCTTCACAGAAAGAACGACCATAGTGGTTGCCATCAACAGCAATAAAGCGTAGTGCCATCCAAGGTAGTTTGTCTTCTGCGTATGAACCTTTAGTGCTTTCAATAACAACGTCATGGACTTCTTGATGCACTTCAAACTTCTTACCAACTTTTTTAATACAGGTAAAAATATCACATTCTTTTTTACTGGTATCTAATTCATAGTCAGGGTTTTCTGTTAGAGCCTGTAAGACATCTTTAGGCAGAGCGTCATACGCTACTGTCTCTTTGGTAATAATCTTTAAGATGTTGCCCATCGTGTCTCGTTGAACAACGTAACGATCTAGTCTAAATACTTTCATTCCACCCTTGGGCGGCATATGGACTAAAGCGTTACCCGCTACTATTAATTGCTTAAGTGCCTCGAATGTTGGAACTCGAATGGCTTTTGATTCTATGACTTGTGTTGCTGATCTTTCAATACGAGCTAGTGCTTCTTCTGCCTTACCTCTGGCATCACCGCCTAACTCTACTAGATCATAATCATCTATAGTTAAACGAAAGAATGCTTGGTTAGGAGGGAGAAGAGTCATCAGTAGTTTAGAAGCAAGATTGTTTACACCTCTTGCGCCTACTGACTGATAAGGGGTGTCGTACTGAGTTGACCCTGTATGCCCTTCAGGGGGCATAAGTGTAGGGATTGTTAACTCCGCACAAGACCTCGCTCGTGTAAGAAAAGCATCACGATCTGCCGCCATGTTCTCATAAGCTTTGGCTATAGATTGATCGTGCATCATTTATATCCTATTTTTTAATTGTTAAACCAGTTCCGCTACTTGCGCCTTTGTACTGAGTACCAGAACTTCCACGACCAAGTTGACCTTTAGCACCTCTACGCTTTTTCTTCAAAGCGGTGGCGTTAGAGTCCACAGCATCCTCAAGTTCAGCGGGAGCTTTCTCTGGTGGAGGGGGTGCTACTATAGTGGGTGGTGGTGGTGGGGCTTTAGGGGTTTTACCTATACACATAATTAAATCTCTTCTGGTTGGTCATTCTCTAACATGAGTTCCATGCGCTCAATGACGGATTGTTGCCCCTGTAAAAATGCTATATCATTCTCTGATATATTTCTTTTATTAGGGAGTTTGTTGGGAAAAAGTTTCCTTAAATATTGTACTAAATCTTCACTTATGAATATATTATTCTTCATTTGTTACTCTCTATAGGGGGTGGTTAGAGCCAGCCCAGTTATGACGGGAAGTGTAGCCAGACGTTAGCGATGATGTGGAGGCAAGTTACTACCTCCAACACCGTTATCCAGTTCCTATATTTCGCATGAACCTGACGAGCAAGCCAACTCCTGAGTTCCAGTAGTGGTGTCCTCTTTTTCATATTCACCTAGCCTGTCCCATTCAATCTCTGAAGGGGTCTCTCGTTTAAGTTCCATATACCTGTCCTTATCAATTGCTTCATAAGGAGCTTGGGCATACACATGGTCAGTTCGAGGCAGGAAGCTAATACCTGAGCAGCTATCTAGTCGTTCCCATAGCCATTGCCCTGCTGCCAAGAACTCGTCATCAGAGTAGTAGATGGTTACACTAGGCTTATGTTCACACCAGTGTTCCTGATATATCTCCCACAAATCTAACTGCTGTTGCACATTAAGCTCGTTCACACAAGTTGCACCCTTGGGAGCTTTCACAGGGAAGTCAAACACGTAGTTCTCTGTGTTCATTACATCCTTCTCCCACGACACACCTGAGTCTTT